TTCGCCGAGCGCCTGGCGCAGATGAATTTGGAGAACCCGACCGATGGAGGTGCAGCCGCCGCCGGATGACGGCGCGCGATTCCTCCGCCTGCTGCTGGCCGACGGCCTCCGCCCCGACCCGCGCCGCACCGTCGACGAATGGGCCCAGGCCGAACGCGTCGTCGCGGAGGGCGCGAACCAGGGGCGCTGGCGCAATGAGCGTGCGCCCTACCTGACCGAGATCATGGACGTCTGCTCGCTGATCCGGCCGGAACGCCGGGTCTCGCTCATGGCGTCCGCGCAGATCGGCAAGACGCAGGTCGGCCTGAACCTGGTCGGGCAGATCCTGTGCGAGACGCCGGCGCAGGCGATGATCGTGCTGCCCAGCCTCAACTCGCTGCGCATGTACAACCGCGACAAGCTGGACCGGATGATCCAGGCGACGCCGAGCCTGGCCCGCGCGGTCGCGGACGTGACGGAGCGCAGCGGGCAGGGCTCGACCACCGCCGTCAAGCGCGGCGCCCGCGGTGCGCAGGTCGAGCTGGTGACCGCGTCCTCGTCGCGCGACCTGCAGAGCCGCACGGCGCGCGTGGTGCTGATGGAGGAGATCTCCGAATACGACACCGATGTCGGCGGGCGCGGCGACCCGGTCGACCAGGCGCTGGCGCGGACCATCCAGTGGCGCAAGCGCGGCGAGAAGGTGATCGACATCTCGACCCCCGGCATCAAGGGGTCCTGCCGGATCACGAAGCTCTATCAGGCCGGCTCCGGCGGCCGCTACCTGGTGCCCTGCCCGCACTGCGATCAGCGGCAGGAGCTGAAGCTTGCGCAACTGCACTGGGACGAGGGCGCGCCGGACACGGCGGTCTATTCCTGCGAAGGCTGCGGCGCCGACATCGATGAGCGCGAAAAGGGCCGCATGCTCGCCGGCGGCGCCTGGGTGCATGACCGGCCCGAGCTGCTCGGCCGCCACGCCTCCTACGCGCTGAATTCGCTCTACTCGCCCTTCACGCCCTGGGCGGAGGTAGCGCGGGAGGCCGACAAGGTCGCCCTCGACCCCTCCAAGGGCAAGACCTTCGCCCAGCAGTGGCTGGGCCAGGCCTGGGACGAGGCGCACGACCTGCCCAAGGCGGAGATCCTGCTCCTCCGCCGCGACACCTGGCAGCCCGGCCGTATCCCGCCCGGGGTGCTGACGCTGATGGGCGCCACGGACGTGCAGGGCGACCGCCTCGAATGGGCGGTGTGGGGCTTCGACCGCCGCTTCGGCCAGTGGCTGATCGACACCGGCGTGCTCGAGGGCGACCCGACCCGACCCGAGGTGTGGACCGCGCACGATGCGCTCCTGCGCCGCCGCTGGACCGATGCCTGGGGCAAGG